AAATTATGAATGAAATTGAACAAAATTATGCACGTACTTTTTCAACTGCGGCGGGCGCGGCGGTGATGCAACACTTGCGCAGAACGACCATTGAACGCGTGCTGGGGCCGAATGCATCGGACGCCGAATTGCGCGGTCTGGAATCCCAGCGCGCATTGGTGCACATGATTGAAAATATGATATCGCGGGGGCGAAAATGAAACAGGAAACAAACGCATTGGGCGGAATTATTGCGACCCTGCGTGACAGTTGGTTTTTAATCGCGTTTATCGGCGGTCTGATTTTTTGGGGGGCGCGCCACGATTCATCACTGGCGGGGAATCAAAG